ACGGATGAGCATATCCATAAAGTCTTGCATGACATTCAGAAAGCGGAATTTACCAGAGATGATCTTATCCGGTACATGGATAAGACTGGGATCCGGAAAAGAAGAGCAGCGAAAAGATGGACGCGGAACAAAGAGGTTGAGTGGGAAGGACTTTGCAAGCAGTTGCGAGGGAATAAGAAGAAAATAAGCGAAAAATAGAAAGGAGCCAGCCTCCGGCCGGGGCAAGGGTATACCGGGCTTCTGAGAAAATGGAAAATTTGATTATAGATTGCTTCGCCGGAGGAGGTGGAGCGAGCGTAGGAATAGAAATGGCACTTGGAAGACAAGTAGATATTGCAATCAATCACGATCCGGATGCAATTTTGATGCACAAGACAAACCATCCGAAAACATTGCATCTCACAGAAGATATATTCAGGGTAGATTTGAAGAAATATGTGAAAGGAAAGCGAGTTGCTTTAATGTGGGCGAGTCCTGATTGTACCAGCCACAGCAAG